AACCTCTACATCAGGATTTTCTACTTCCGCTAATCCAACTGCCAGCAGATTTACATTGGTTTCAGATAGAGACAGACATTTATTTCATTTTGGAACTGAAACAACTATTGGAAACAGCGCGACTCAAGACCCTATGTTTGTAAGATTTTCTAATCAAGAAGATTTAAATACCTATACTCCAAAAGCAACAAACACCGCTGGAACATTTAGGTTAGATACAGGAAATAAAATTGTTTCTGCTATTCAAGGTAAAGATTATGTTTTTGTATTAACCGATTCAGCAGCTTACGTAATTCAATTTGTTGGACCTCCATTTACTTTTTCAGTGAGACAAGTAGGAACTCATTGTGGATGTATTGCACAACACGCAGCTACCTATGTTAATGGTGCTGTTTATTGGATGTCTGGTGAAGGTGGATTTTTTATGTACGATGGTACTGTAAAAGCTTTGCCTTGTCTTGTAGAAGATTTTGTATTTACAACACGAAATGGAGACTTGGGAATTAATTATAATGCAGCGGCTACAGTTTATTCTGCCCCTAATTCTTTATATACTGAAGTTAATTGGTTTTATCCTAAAGCAGGATCGGAACAAATAGATCGATGTGTAACCTATAACTATCAAGAAAACTGTTGGACTACTAGTTCATTAGCTCGATCTACCTATCAAGATCAAGGAGTCTTTAATGTGCCCTACGCTACTGAATACAATGTTACAACTACTCCAGTAACTCATTTAATTAATGGTGTTACCAATAAATATGGAACATCAATATATTACGCTCATGAAGTAGGAACAGACCAAGTAAACAGTTCAGGCACAACAGCGATTGCAGCATTTATTAGATCAGGGGATTTTGATATAGACGACGGAGAATTATTTATGTCTATGAGAAGATTTATGCCTGACTATAAATTTTTAGTAGGTGATTCAAAAGTAACTTTATTTATTTCTGATTTTCCTTCTGATATTCAAACAGGGTCACCACTCGGACCCTTTACAATAACCAGCACTACTGATAAAGTAGACACTAGAGCGAGAGGAAGATTACTATCATTAAAAGTTGAAAACGATGCTGCAGGACAAACGTGGCGTTATGGTAGTTTTAGAATGGATGCTCAACCAGACGGGAGAAGATAATGACTAAAAGATTAAATATTAAAAAAGCTATTAAGAAACCAGGCTCTTTAAGAAAAGCTTTAAACATTAAAAAAGGTGAAAAAATTCCTTTAGATAAATTAAATAAGGCAGCTAAGGCAAAAGGTAAATTAGGCCAACGAGCTCGTTTTGCTAAAACTTTAAGAAAAATAAATAGAGCGTAATGGCTAAGTTAACTAACTATATACCTGAACCTAAACAAGAATATGAAGTAGAAAACCAAAGACAAATTATTGAGTCTATGACAACTATGAAACAACAATTAAATTTTTCTTTTCAAGAAGATTTAAAAAATGAACAGGATGCATTTAATTATTTTTTATCATGACAATACAATATAAAAATCAAGGTTTTAAACAATCGGATACAGCCAAAGCTACAGTGCTTACGTGTCCTACTACTGCAGCAATTATAGTTAAAAGTGTTTATTGTGTTAATAACGATGCATCATCATCTATTTTAATAAATATGAATTTTGTTGATTTTTCTGATTCTAATACTGAGTATGAGTTTTTTCGAGATGATGTGGCTGCTAAGTCGCAAGTAAATGCTTCACCTCAAGGCTTGAATTTAGAAGGAGGGGATGCTATAACTGTACAAGCAGCGACAGGAAGTAATAAAATACAAGGCCTAATAAGTTATGCTTTAATAAACAGAGAGAATGAAAACGGATAATATAATAAAGATAGATTGCACTACAATAACTACGTGGCGTAATACTAAAACAAACGAAGTGTTTAAAAAGAAAGTAGAAGGGGAAGATATAGTACAAGATGTTACTGTGCAAGTTTCTCCGAAAGGTTTAGACATGATACAGAAAACAATGAAAAATGATAACAAACCAAAACCCTAAAGGCGGCACTGAGTTACAATTAGAATTTTTAACTAAGTACGTCAAAAAAGAATTGTTAGATCAAGTACAAATCTGTACTAGTGTTCCCGGTAAAGTTCCTATTGATCCAAATAAAATAAATATACTTTGGCAAAAAAATTCTTACGATCAACCTAATTTACATCCTTGGTTTAAAAATAAAGCTAATCATCACAAGTACGATTGGTATGTATTTAATTCACATTGGAATTATGAAAAATTTAGAATGATGTTTGGTCTACCTTGTCACAAATGTTTAGTTATTAAAAATGGAATAGAAAAAATAGGAAAAGCTAAACCTTATGAACAAAATAAACCTATAAAAATTATTCATCAAAATACTCCTTGGCGAGGACTAAGTGTATTATTAGGCGCAATGCAATTAGTTAAAAATCCTTTAATTAGTTTAGATGTATATTCATCTACAGAAATATATGGAAAACAATTTTATGAACAGAATGATCATAATTATACCGCTCTTTATAAACAAGCTAAAGAATTACCTAATGTAAATTATATTGGTTATAAACCAAATGAATACATTAGAGAAAATATACATAACTATAATATGTATGTGTACCCAAGTATTTTTGAAGAAACGTCTTGTATATCTTTATTAGAATCTATGGCTGCAGGTCTTTATTGTATTACCACTAATTACGGAGCTTTGTTTGAAACAGGTGCAGAGTTTCCAATGTATATACCTTATGATATTAATTATAGAAATTTAGCTGAAAAGTTTGCTTATGGTATTGAAGCAGCTGCAGCTACTTTACATGAACCATCTATTCAAGAACATTTAAAAGATCAATCTAAATATGTAAATACCTATTACAACTGGCACAAGCAATCTACGTCTTGGGCTCGATTTTTACAAGGAGCAATTAATGCAAAAAAGTAATACGCCTTCGGGCAAAAACAATGAACCCATCTGGTTTAATGAAACAACTTCGAGCAAAACAATAGCTCATAACGAAGATACTTATCAAACTATAAAAACAAATAAAGTAGAGTCAGAAGTTACAGAAATAAATATAGGGAATGTCTCGCCCTATAAAATTATGGTATGTACACCCTGTCATAGTGAAGTCACTATGCATTACACTCAAGCTGTTTTAAAATTTCAACAAGCTTGTATGAGAAGAAATATAATAGTGAGTTTTACATTATTAAAATCTTCTTTAGTTACACAGGGTAGAAATTTATGTGTAGCTAGTATGTTAAATCATGAAGACAATTATACTCATTTATTGTTTATAGATTCTGATATTGATTTTAACGCAGCCACAATATTTAAAATGTTAGAAAAAGATAAAGATATTATCGGTGTACCCTATCCAATGAAAACATTAAGTTGGGATAAGATGTGGAGAAGACTGCATGAAAAAGAAGACGCTATTCAAGGTCCTGATGATCTAATGTCTTCAGGATATACTTATCCAGTAAAGACAGATAATCCTAATAATGTTGAAGCAAAAGATGGTGTAATAGAACTTACTCACATACCAACAGGATGTATGTTAATTAAAAGAAAAGTATTAACTGATTTAATTGAAGCTAATCCAAATCTTGAAATATTTCAACCAACCATCATAAATGGTAAAGAAGTTAAACAACCAAATATGTACAATTTGTTTGACACTTTACATGACCCTAAAACAAAAAGATATTTTGGTGAAGATTTTGGATTTTGTCAAAGATGGCGAAATTTAGGTGGTAAAATATATGCTTATATTAATGACTATATAACACACATTGGTGAGTATTCTTACTGCGGTAGATTTAGAGATGATCTTTGGCAAGGAAGCAGAGCTCTCAAATCTGTTGACGAGCCTAAAAAAATCAAATAAAGTATAGTATTTTCAGGATATCTATGCCTGCTCAACAGTATAAATATATTTAAATTATGGCAATATCTAGATCTTTAATGAACAGACAATTACAAGCAAACGGTGGCATCATGCAAGTTGCACCTAGAGAAAAGTTTGGTTTAGGAAGCTCACTTAAAAAATTTGTAAGAAAAATTATACCCAATGAAGTAGCAGATATAGCCGTTAAGGCTGCTCCTTTTGTAGCTCCATTTAACCCTGCTCTTGCAGGCGCTATGGCCGGTATTGGTAGTTTTGATCAAACTGGTAGTATTGGTGATTCTTTAAAAAGCGGTGCATTAACATATGGTGGTGGACAAGCTGCAAGATACATTGGTGGTGCGGGATTCCAAGGTAATCCTTTTGCATCAGGCGGTGCATTTACGCCATCAGGTTTTACTCAAGGATTTAGTTCTCCTTTAGGTAGTGAGACTGGTCTTGGTAAATTCTTCTCGAACCGAGGAACTGAAGGTGTTCAAGGTGTTCAAGTAGGAGATGAATTTCCTGTGGACGATTTAGGATCAGATAGATTTAGTGATAAATTAATTAGTAAAACTGATGTTGATTTAGGATCAGACACGTTTTCAGATAATATGGTTTTTAAAAACACACCTGAAAAATTAAAAGAAAAAGTAACTGAGCAAGTTGTTGCAAGTACAGGTTCACCAAATCAAATGTCAATTACAGAATCAATAAAACAAATTGTGAGTCCTAATAGCACTATGGGGGACAGAGGAAATGCAGCGTTAGATCTTTTAAAAAGAACAGGTAAAGCAGCGTTTACTAAAGAGGGCAAGAATGGACCTGTTCCTGACAAAGCAGCAATATTAGGAGCATTAGCTTTTACAGCCTCATACGCAGAAGCTAGAGCACTAGCCGCTGAAACAGGAGTTGACCCAGATTTAACTGAAGAAGAATATGATGAATTAAAAAAAGCAGATAAACAAGAAGAGTACGCAGGTTACTTAACTAACTTCTGTGCTGGTAGAAAAGACGGCGGAAGAATAGGATTTAGTCAAGGTGCTGATTTAGAACAAAAACTAAAAGATCTTGCAGACTATTATATGGAAAGAGGTTTATCAGAATCAGACGCTTACGAAACGGCTGCAAAAGAATTGTATAAAGCAGACGGCGGAAGAATAGGATTTAAATTTGGTTCAGAACCAGAAGATGCAGAAGTAGGTATCATGACTATTGACGTTGAAGCTGGTGACGACGAAGAAGAAGAAAACGATTTAATGGCAGGTATTACATTTAGCAAAGCTGAAAGAGCTTACTTATATAGAAGACTTGGTGGTAGTAGTACATCAAATAAAAATAAATCAATGCCTAATTTATATTACATTTTAAATGATCCTGGATCTTATCCTGCTGATGCTAAAATGTTAAAAGAAATTGCTATTATGGGAATGAAAAAAGACGGTGGAAGAATAGGTTACAAAGATGGAACTTCTGATATTTTTTCCGTTAATGAAGCGGTAGCAGAAAATATGCAGATAGGAAAACTACCATATGAAACAACTTCAATGATTTTAGAACTAAATAGAAATGGAAAAAGTGTAGAAGAAATAAGTCAGATGACCGGTATAGATATAGCTGATGTGGGAGAAATGTTAAAGATAGTAAATATGAAATCACCTATAAATTTAGGAGGTGACTTTGACGCTTTAAATAAAATGTTAGCAGAAAATGTAGAAATTAGAGAAAGACCTTCTAATCTTTCATATAAAGCTCAAGGCGGTAGAATAGGATTTGCAGGTGGATCAGGGGCTTCTGATAGAGTAGCACAATTAATGTTAGAAAGAAGTTATCTACTTTCTAAAGACCCTGATGAAGACGTTACTTATATAGATATAGAACTGGAAAGAGACTTTGGAATTAAAATGAAAGCTGAGGGTGGTATTATGGAAGCTAAAATACCAACAGGTCAAATAAGAAAAAACAATGCTGGTGTAACGGAAAGAGACTACAGAGATGAAGGTGGTTTTGTACCAGTAGGAATAAAAGAACGAGCTGATGACGTACCAGCTATGTTAAGTAAAAATGAATTTGTAATGACTGCCGATGCTGTTAGAGGTATAGGTAATGGCAGCGTTGAAGAAGGCTCTAAAAAATTATACAACACAATGAAACAAGCAGAACAAATAGGTAAAGCATAATGGCAACAGATTATACACAAACAGTAAGACGATCCCCTACAATAGAAGCAGCTCAGGAAAACTATATTGATTTATTAACGCAACAAGTTGGTAGAGCTCCGGGATCGGTAGGTGTACCAACGTTATCGGAACTTGGACCACAAACTGCAGCTCAAAACGTTTTAACACAAGCTGCCCAACAACAAGCGGCAACTCAAGCAGGGTTAGGTCAATTACAATTTGATGCAACGGGAGCCGTAACAGGGGCAGGTCAAGGGACTGGTGTTGCAGGATACCAACCTTTCTTAGATCAAGCTGCTGCATACTCAGGGCCACAAGCTTTTCAATCTTTTATGTCGCCTTATCAACAACAAGTTATTGACACAACTTTAACAGAATTTGATAGGCAGACTGCAATGGGTGTACCACAACTAGCAGCTAATGCTATTCAACAAGGTGCTTTTGGTGGAGGTCGTGAAGGTATAGCTCAAGCAGAATACGCTGGCACTGCAGCAAGAAACCGAGCAGCATTACAAGCTCAACTATTAGGTCAAGGATTTACTCAAGCAAATACATTAGCGGGAAATGCATTTGAACAACAAAGAAATTTAGCATCATTGCAACCATCATTAGCTGCAAGTGGTGTACAACAATTAGGTGCAGCTGGTACAGGAAACTTAGCTTTCCAACAAGCACAGCTAGATGCAGCACAACAAAGAAATCAATTAGCTTACAATGAACCATTAAGTCGAATCCAACAATTTGGATCAGGAATTGCAAGCCAAGCAAGTGGTTCACCTATAACTACAACTAATCAATCTATGGGTGGAGCTGGCGGCGGAGTAGGTCCTTTATCTCAAGCGTTATCAGCAGGATTAAGTGCTTATGGTTTGGGTAGTATTTTTGGAGGATAATAATGTATTTTAAAAGACCATCATTTAGAAGAGGCGGAACTATTGGCGGTGGAATTATGTCTGGTACAAATATGGGTAGCAGAACAGGATTTAATAACCCTATAATTAATTTTTTAAATAAAAACGTATTAGGCACTAACGCACAAATTCCTGTAATGCCTCAAGGACCCATTAGTGTAACTCAAGCACCAAAAAAAGGAATTGAACAAATATTATCTGGAACGGATAATAGAGGAAGCGTTAACACTGTGCCTCAAACGGTAGAAGAATTATATGCGAAGAGAGGTGAGTCGCTTAAACGTTCAGGTGACTATATAGGTGAACTGTTTAGTCCAAAGCCTTACACTGATAGTGAAGGTAATAAAAGAGATAGAACTACTGGAGAAATAATAACTGATGTTTCATCTTCTGGTATTGACACTTTAGAATTTACTGAACAAGATGATATTAGACAAAATTACAAAGACACTGTAGCTAACCAAATATTAGAAAACGAAGCAGAAAAGAAAAAAATAATAGAAATGGGCGGCGACGATAATTCTATTACTTTAGATCCCATGGAAGAAATTAAAAGAGAAAAAGATTTTTTGAGTAAACTTTTAAAAAATGAAGGTTTAGAAAGAGGAGAGGCTGCGTTAGTAGCTGCTAAAGCTGTTGGAACTGAAGGTAGATTTAAAGAGAAATTAGATGCAGCTGTTAATATGGCTCTACCTATTGTAAGACAAAGAAACAAAGAAGACAAAGCTGTTACATTAATGGCATACAAAGCTTTTAAAGAAAAAGAAAAAGAAGAAGCTAAAGCAGGTAAGGATACACCTGGTATTAAAGATTTAAAATATCAAGCATCTATTTTAATGAAATCAGACAACCCTAAATATAAAGGTAAATCACAAGATGAAGTTATATCTACTATAATAGAAGAAAAATTTAGTGATGCAGATTCAACAACACGTAAAAAAAATTTAAGTGACAAGACTGTAGTAGGAGAAATATATGATAGATACGAGAGTGTAAAAGATGCAAAAACTGCAATAGATTTATACATTGAAGAAAAGTATACTAAAAAAGGTAAAGAGGTAGATTTAACAGATAAAAAATTAATTCGTTATAAAAAAGCTTTAGAAGAAGCTAAGAAAAATTTTAATTTATTTACTACTATTCCAGAATTTAAAGACATTCATCCTAACATCGCAGATGCTTATGAAAGATTAGGTGTAAAAGATGGTGGTAGAATTAAAAGAGCTTTTGGTACTCCAGACACGGGGTCAGGAGAACAAATAGTTTCAACAGAAGTCCAAACTATAGGAGCTAACACAGCTGAAAAACCTGTCATGAAATTAAATTATGCTCAATTAAGAGACAGATTACCAGAAGAAATTACCGACGACGTAGTACAATTATTAGCAAACAGTGAAGAGGCCTTACAAGATTTTGCATACATAGAAACACAAAATGATGTTAATGCTTTTAATTTAAAGTATGGTGTTAATCTTATAATTCCTCCTGCACCACAAACTGCATAGGAGACAACATGGCATTAGAAGGCTTAAGAGGTTTCGATTACGAAGAAGATATCACCGAGGCTCGGGGAACCGATGTAGGTGTTACAGATTATCTTTTTGATATTCCTGTTGGAGCTGTAGCTGGTATAAGTCAAGCCGTTAAAGGTCTTCTTCAATTAGGTGTAATGCCTATTGACTATCTTGCAAACACAGATTTACTTACAGGTATTGATAATATCTTTGATAAGATAACTCCAGAAACAGATACGGCAGTTGGAGACATTACATCTATTCTTGCGCAATTTGCTATACCTTATGGAGCTGCATTAAAAATTGCAGGGGGTATTAGTAAATTAAAAGGTTTAAGCACAGCCACTAAACTGACAGCTCCTGGTATGACCAGAGCATCACAAGGTATGGAGCTTGCAAAACGTGCTGGTTATTATGGAGGTATTGGAGGTCTTACAGATTTTGCAGTTTCTACTCCAGATGATTTAGGAACACTTTCTGATGTAGTAGGCCTAACAGAACAAACTGACTTTGAGGGTTTAACAGGTAAAGAAAGAGCTGCGGAAACAATTAAAGGTAAATTAAAGTTTGGTGCCT